TCTATTCTCAATTTTATGAATTTGAAAAATTTGAGCAGGACATCTCTATCCAGGAAATGCAAGAGGATGTGTTACCTGAACAACAATTACAAGAATTTGTGAAATGTGTTAATTGCTTTCCATATTTTTGCCATAAATATATTAAAATATTCCATCCACTTGAGGGATTAATTCCATGTATTCTTTACAAATATCAAAGAAGAGTAATTAAACAATATGAAAATAATCGTTTTTGTATTGTTAGTAAGTTCCGTCAAGGTGGATTAACAACAATTACTGTACTTTGGTCATTATGGCAATGTATGTTCAAAACAGATAAACAAATTATGGTTCTGTCTAAAAGTGACCGTGAAGCCATAGCCGCTGGAGAAGTTGTTAAAAGAGCACTTGAACACATTCCATCTTGGCTAAGATCAGATATGGATGGCGAAAGTAAACATGAAAAAATATTTAAGGACACTGGTTCCGCTTTAAAGTTTTATACCCCAGAAGCTGCTCGTGGTAAATCTATGACAATCCTTGTAATAGATGAAGCGGCTTTTATACCTGATATGGAAACACACTGGAAAGCCATGTATCCTGTAATTGCCACTGGTGGTTCTTGCTATGCAATTTCTACCGTTAATGGTATCGGTAATTGGTATGAAGAACAATATCATGGAGCACAAGCAGATCCACCTCGCAATAGATTTAATGTCATTGAATTAGATTATTGGGAACACCCTGATTACTGCAGACCAGAATGGATTGCAGAAACAAAAACAAACTTGGGTGAAAAAGGATGGGCTCAAGAAGTTTTAAGAAGTTTTCTTGGATCTGGTGATACGTTTATTCCAGCTCATGTTATTAATGAACTTATGGAAGAAACACGAGAACGTATGCCAAAAAGAATTTTGATGGAAAAGTGGTGCAACAGAGGTGAAAAACCATATGGTTGGGGAAAAGGAGCCCTCTGGGTATGGGAAGAACCTCATGAAGGACACGAATATATAATCGGTGTAGATTGCGCAGAAGGTGCAAAAGATAGTGGTGATAATAGTTGTTTTCAAGTTCTTGATATGAAAACATTAGAACAAGTTGCTGAATTTTATAGCAACTCTATTACCCCTAATGAATTATCCATGACATTGGAACGAATAGGTATTATGTATAACCATGCTCTAATAGTAATTGAAAGCAATGGTGTAGGTAGTGCAGTTGCTAGTGCTTTACATCGTGGATTAGGTTATGACAATTTGCATTTTGAGACAAAATCAAGGGATCCACGTCCTGGTGTCAAAATGAAAAGCACCAATCGTTCAATCTTCCTGGAAGCATTGCAAAATAAACTTTTAAATGGAACTTTGGCCGTAAATAGTTGCCGCTTTGTAGATGAATTAAAAACTTTTATTTTTAATCGTAAATCCAAAAGAGCCGAATCAATCAAGGGAAAACATGATGATGCTATTATGGCTATGTGCATTGCTTTATGCGTGAGAGATGATTTGCTTCATGATATGCCAGTAGGTGTCGAAATTCCTGAAGAAACAACGCAAATATTTAGGTCGGATGTATATGAACAAATACGACAAGAAGTACTTCGTGGCATAGAATCAGATATTTTACTTGAAGAGGAAGAAGAACGAGATACTTTATTTAACTTCTTTGATACAGACAATACAGCAGAAGATGAAGAAGAAGCTATTATGTTTAGAAGAAGGAATTCAGCCTTGTTATCCGAATTTGGATGGTGAATACATGAAAAACAATACTACCGAAATAAGAATGTTAGTTGAAAAAGCTTTACAATCTTTGCCTTTTGATAATGTGCTTCAAGGCACTCGTTTTCATTTAAAATGTGCTCTTAATGAAATCAATAAAGTGGAAAGTAAAAGACATAAAAGAGAAAAGGTAAGAATAGAAGTTGAAAAAGAATATAAAGAAAAAATGGCATCTTTATTTATACCACCTGAAAACTCACAACTTGCATTAAATGCCATCGATGAAATGATCTCTCAAGAAGAAGATAAAATAAAACGAATTAAAGAAAATAAAAATAAACCAACACAAACTACAAAAGTGGATTTAATTGAAGACTAATGTTTTCATGCTAAATATAATTCCTCGTAACCGTTCTCAATAGACCATTTGGCAATCTGTTTAAGAATTTCAATTCTTTTCCAAATATCATCTTTACTTAAACCGCCCCAATATACAGTACTCTTCCCTCGTGTCATATATGGATCCCGTTTGTGAATATCAATCAAATCATCATCCAAATTATCTATTTTAATTAATAAATCTCTCGGACTAAAACCATCTAAACTCAATCCCAGTAAGTCCTTAATGATTAAAACAGCATTGTCATTTGCCATATTTAATTGCGGAGGAGCACCTTTAGTTTTACGCATTGATAAAATAGGAATTCTTATGACCTTTCCCTTATACTTACCACTTTTCTCTGGTTGCTTTGGTGGAGCATATTTGATTACCAATTGGTCTAAATAGTATTTAATTCCCTTAACTATTTTATCAATGCTCTCTTTTGACCAGCCTGTTGTATAAAAATTAAGAACTAAATTCCCTGATTCATAATAACTACCATCCGGAGATATTGGATATTCAACAGGCCAACCTTCATCTTCAGAACCAGATTTTATTCGTTCTTTTTCTATTGGATTTATTACATTTCTTATTAAAAACCAACTTAAGTCATCCAGATCCTTTATGTTATTCTGGTAATCATAGCCTTTAATGTAAACACTCATGCTTTCGTTCAATTCAAGCCATTCCAAAAATGTTTTGAGCATTAAATATTTAGATTTAATTTTTTAATTTTGTACAATATATTCTCATATGCATCTTCTGCATCTGCTACATAACTTTGTGGCAATAAATCTTCTGCTTCCTGTTCTGAATATGAATTAAATGGAATTTTTAAATTTAAATATCTTTCCACTAAACCTAAATCAACTTTACCAGAAGTTAGAAGTATAGCGTTGGGAGTTTGTACTACCATTTCATATATTCTTTGAATTCTAAAAATGTAATAATCAATTGCTGTCTTTGTATTGTATAAATTTTTAGAAATAATTTCTGTCAAAGTTGGTCTTGGTCTTCGAATAAAATAAATAAATTTACAACATTTATAAAGACTCCTCCCAGCAAATGCATCATTGTGTAATAACACAGTTCCATAAATAGCAGCAGTTGTGTTATCCTTGTGCGGGAGAGCTACAAGTGTTTCTAAATCAATAGGATGTCTAAAAATAGCAGCAAGCTGATGAAATTGAATTCGTGGGTGTTCTTCCAAGATTTTAACCACATTTTCCCATCCTGAACCAATATGACTAACGAAAAATAAAACTCTTTTCACTGGGATCCTTTTTTTAGATTGGCAATCTTTTCCAAAGGTTGAAGATTCTTAAGCGACCAACATTCAACAAATAAAGGATCACTCATTGATTGATATGGAAATTTACAATGTGGTATTATGTGATCTATATGCCAACTTTTACCATAATTCTGCCAATTCATCCATGGTTCCCATAATTTTTCTAAATGTTCTTTTAATTGCTTAGATGTATATGGCAAGTAATCAAAAACACTGCAATAATTTTTATTGCCCTTTAATGCTATGCGAACTCTAGTACTTACATTGTGACGAAGCTTTCTTACAGGATCAGATAAAAGATATTGCTTATACCCCGGCTTCCCTGATAATCCATGAGTAAATCTGCCTCTACGACATCCGCATGATTTAGATTTCCCGTGGTATAAACTATTTCCAGCAATTGCTTTCTCTACGCCACAATCACATTTGCATAACCAATACCTTTGATTGTTTTTTGTATGTAGTGGTTTAATTACATAAAGTTTTCCAAACTTTTGTCCAGTTAAATCCACCCTAAATGTATGTGATTTTTCTATATGATAACAACCACAGGACTGAGTGCCACCATTTCTTAAACGATCCCCATCAACAATTGCTTTTTTGCCACAATCACATTGACATAGCCACAAATGTTGTCTTTCTCTGTAATTTTTATATACTTTACCAATGCCATGATATTCAATAACAACTAATCTACCAAATCTTTTGTTTTTTAAGTCAATTCTTTGTGCAGAAGTAATTTCACGCTGCAAACATCCACATGATTGTGTGCTTCCATTTTTTAAACAACTTCCAAGAATTATTTTTTCTTTTCCACAATTACATTTACACAACCAACAGTGATTCTTATTCCTTTTTCCAGAATAATTTAAGACAAGAAGCCTGCCAAATCTTTTTCCTTGTATGTTTATAAATCTTTTATCTGATGGAATTTTCATATAATTAGTGATTAGACTATTATATATTATAGTAAATATTTAAAGGAAAAACTATGCCGTTTTGGAGTGACCTATTCCGCGTTTGGAATTTTGCTTTTCGCGCCGACCCCATTGAAAAACAGGCTCAAAAAGATATTGTGGGTGCTGGTGTTACACAACCTGATGCCATCCCCGATATTCGTCAAGATGGTAGCTTCTGGGGCGGTGGCAGGGGCTTAATCAGACTCCGAGATACAAATGATTTCGTTGATCTCTCCAGCGTTACGAATCGGACATCTCGCTATAAAGAATATGAACGATTAAGAAATATGTCTGAAATAGAAGCAGTTATGGATGTTTATGCTGATGAGTCCTGCCTGGCTGGTCATATGTTAGTAGCCACATTGTTTTTTGGAATGCAAACTATTAAATGGCTTGCAGATCATAAGCCCAAAGAACGCTTCCTTGTCTATTGCTGGGATGACAATATAAAAGATTATACATTAGGTTGGGCCTATGACGCTAGAAAAGTAAAAACAGCTAAAACTGTTAGAGTTCTATTAGATGACGGCTCTAATTTTATAGTAACGCCAGAACATCGTGTGCTATTGATGAATGATAAATGGACAATGGCTGGTATGTTAGAATTTGGTGATGAATTAAAACCCTTTTATAGAGAGCAGCCAAATGTCTTCTTCAACGAAAAAATTAAGGTTAAACAATATCCACGTATTTTTACCTACCTTGATGGATGGAAAACAGAACGACAATTTATCGATGAATGGAGAACTGGTAAAGAAGTCGTCAAGAAAGAATTTAAAGAGATTTCTAAATTGGCAAGCGATGGTCTTACAATAGAAAAAATTTGTAATATCTGTGGTCGGGATAAACATACAGTTCATGCCATTCTTAGAAGAGAAGGATTTAGCATCAGAGAATTACGACAGTTAGGCAAAAAAACAGATAGACGACGTGTAATCGGTGTAGAAGAATGGAAAGAAATTGATGTATACGATCTATCTGTGGAAAAATATGAAAATTTCTGCGGGCTCTCCATGATATATCATAATTGCCAACGTGGAGAAAATGATCATATATTCGATATCAGATGCGAAAACGAAGATGTAAAAAAAGAATTAGAATTTCTCTGCTTTCACCGAGAAATGATTGATTTTGACGATCCGTCCGTAGGCTGGAATTATATAAAGAAAACATATATCTTCGGAGATCATTTCTTTGAAATCATTATGGATCCAGAAAATCCAAAAAAAGGTATCCTCGGTATTCAAGAATTGCCATGCGATAGTGTGTATAGGATTGAAACAACTAAAGGTAAACTGGTAGAATTCCAGCAATCAAATGAAGGACCAGATTATCAAAGCCTAACCAGAGCACCTGTCACCCAAGCAACAGAAGCCGATTTAATGCAAGCTACTGCCGTTCGATTTACACCAGAACAAGTAGTACATACTAAAATCGGGGATGATCGGAGAACCTTCTACCCTTATGGAGTAAGTCTAATCGAACCAGCAAGAGGTCCAGCACATCAATTAAGACTTATGGAAGATGCAATGGTCGTATATCGTTTGTGCGTAAGGACTTACGACAAATGCTTTTGTCGTAAGTCTGTAAAAAACATGGGCGATGTTGTGGTTGGAGATGAGGTGAGAACATTGACAGAGAATGGATTTGTTTGGTCTAAAGTAATTTGGACAAAAAAACATGGTGTAAAACCAATTTGGAAATTAACTACAAAGTTCTCTGAAATAGGGGCTACTGAAGATCATCCAATTTTAATTGTAGATGGTCGCACTAAGAAAATGCGATATCGTGCTATATCAAAAATAAGACCAGAATATGACAAAGTGGTTGTTTCTCAAGGTTGGTTTGATGGTGTTCCCAAAAAGATTGATAGAATTTTAACTGAACCTTATGCCCGTTTAACAGAGACACAAAGAGAATATATAAAAACTAATGTTTACAATCAAACAAGGAAGAATTTAATAATTGAGGGATTGCAAGAACTTAATTTGTATGTAGATGAAAAGTCTGTAGATAGGGCATATAGATTTGTAGTACATCATGACGCCGTTTCACTTCCTCTCAATGTTGCACAAAAAATTTGTCAAAAATTAAATGTAAATCCAGATGATTTAATAATCCATAATAAACAAGAGCGAATTCCAGAACGTATAAATTGTCCAGAGTATGTTACTGAAGATTTTGCCAGATTGTTTGGTTTCCTTTTAGGTGATGGATGCATAGAAGAAACTATAAATTCAAAACGAGTGATGTTTGCTTGTAGTGGTGATGAAATGGACAACGAGTATAAACAATTAATGGAAAAGTTTTTTGGAAGAGCTAAATTTCGTCAAGACAAAAGAAAGCGACCAGGAATTGGGGATATTGCATGCTCCAGTATTACTGCTATTAATATTTTGCGATCATTAGATTATCATGGAAAAGCTAAAACAAAAAGAATTCCATCATGGGTTTTTGAAGAAAGACCTGAAATACGCAAGGCTGTTGTTAGAGGAATTGCTGATGCTGATGGTGTAAAGAGAGAATACAAAGGCAAGTGGTGGTGGGCTTCTACAATTGTTCTACATAATGAAAATTTAATTTGGGATATTAAGGCAATATGGACATCTCTTGGGCTTTGGTCAAGCAGAGTAACGAAAAGATGGACACCAGAGAGAATGATTGGTAATGATTTAGCCCCTGCCGCTTGGTCTTATACTATTCGCATAGCAGACAGACCATTGCCTGAAGCGGTAGATGTTATTTCTGTTCAAAAGGATGGTGAGGCTGAAGTTTGTGATATTGGAGTAGAAAATGAAAGCCAAAATTTTGTATGTAATGGATTGATGGTTCACAACTCTCGCGCCCCCGAGCGACGTGTATTTTACATTGATGTAGGCAATTTATCCCCTGCTCGTGCCGAGGCTTTTATGGAACGTATTAAAGATCAGTTCCGCAAGAAGAAAGTATCTTCACAGAGGGGTGGTGGGTTGGGGGCATCGGGTGTAGAGGAGCGTTGGCATCCACCTGCTATTGATGAAGATTATTGGTTACCTATTAGACCGAATGCAACCAATACTAAGATTGATACACTTCCTGGGGCGAGCAATCTTGGCGAAGTTGATGACACTTTATATTTTCGCAATAAATTATTTACTGCTCTTAAATTTCCGCAAAATTATTTTACCAGTGAAGATCCTCAAGCGAGTAAGGTTAGTCTTTCTTCGCAGAATGTACGATTTTCCAGGACGGTAGAAAGGTTACAGGCTCATATTTCTAAAAGTATTGTTCAGATATGTGAGAGGCATTTACAACTTCGTGGGGTGCCAAAAGAAGATTATGAGGATCTGCAAATTATATTTACACCACCTTCTGAATGGCGAGAACTCAGTAGGCAAGAAATTATAAACAATAGGATGAGTTGGGCGGGCAGCCTTAAAGGATCGATGATCATGGCGGATTATGACATTCTTATTAAAATTCTTCATTATACAGAAGAAGAAACTCAAGAAATGCAATCACGGTTAAAAATACAAAAATTAGAGGATTTCAAGTTACAAGTTTTAAGCCAAAATCCTTCACTCCTCGGAATTGGCTTGGCGTCATCTGGTGAAAAAGAAATCGGTACAGAGCCTGGAGGACCCAATCCTATGCTTGGTGGAGAGCAACCCCCGCCTGCTCCTGGTGCTCCTCCAACTGGGGCGGCACCTCCTCCAACAGGTGCTACTTCTCCTGCATTGGCAGAAGCATCACCGGAAGAAATTAAAAAATATGATCTTGAGATTCAAAGTTACAGCCAAGAACAAGATGTTGAAGAGCGGGATTTCAGCACAGAACCGTAATTTTTCTAAAAATTAGGTAAAAATATATTTATTTTTGTAAAATATTCTATGTAGATACTCTATATATGATATGAGTAAAAAAGAAAAGTCTACCGAACAATTAATGTTGTGGGTGCCTCCATCATTAAACAAAAAATTTAAAAAAGTATGTGAAAAAAAATATAGTTCTGTATCTGGCATGATTAAAGAATTGATGGTAAAATTTATAGAAGCAAATAAAGATGAATAATAGTTTTGCAATAAAATTCCCAGAAATAGCCGCAGAATGGAATTCTGTTAAAAATGGCAATATTGATTTGTGCAATGTTTCTTTTGGAAGTCATGAAAAATATTGGTGGATATGCGAAAAAGGACATGAATGGCGTACAGAATTGAGAAGACGTACTATTCATTGCAGCGTATGCCCGTATTGTTGCAATCAAAAGGTATATCATGGAAATTGTCTGGAAACTTGTTTTCCGGGATTATCTACAGAATGGCATCCAACGAACAATGGAAATATTACTCCAAGAGATGTAATTGCTGGAAGTAATAAAAAGTATTGGTGGGTATGCAAAAAAGGTCATGAATGGCAAGCAAATCCATCTAAACGCATTGAGGGAAAAGGATGCCCTTATTGTTCTGTTCCTGCCAGGAAAGTATGTCATGAAAATTGTTTGGCAACTTTGCGTCCAGAAATAGTTTCAGAATGGCATCCAATAAAAAATGGAAATATTACACCAAAAGATGTAATCGCTGGGAGTAATAAAAAGTATTGGTGGTTATGTAAGAAAGGGCATGAATGGAAAATAAGTCCAAATGGTCGCAGGCGTGGAAGTGGTTGTCCCTACTGTTCAAACAATATTCTTTGTGAAGATAATTGTTTGGCTACAAAATTTCCAGAAATTGCTGCTGAATGGCACCCCACAAAAAATGGCAATATTACTCCAAGAGATGTAATTGCTGGAAGTGGTAGAAGATATTGGTTTCAATGTAAAAATGGTCATGAGTGGAAAACAATATTGGCTAATCGTAGTCAAGGAAATGATTGCCCACGATGTTGTGAATCTAAAGGAGAAAAGCGATTAATTGAAATAGCAAAACAACTATTAGATGAAAAACATATAATTAAATATAAACAACAACACAAAGATCCGAGGATAAAAATAATTAGACCGCTTCCTTTTGATATGGCTCTATTTTTCAATGATGCAACATGTGTTGTTGAATTTCATGGAAAGCATCATTACAAGCCAGTTAATTGGAGCGGAAAGATGACAGAAGATGAGATGTTTGATAATTTTCAGCAAGTTAAATTACATGACAAGTGTAAAAGAATCCTTTGTAAAAAATATGGTATTAAATATTTAGCAATTAGGTATAATCAACTTGAAGAAATGCAGAATATTATTATTGGTTTCTTAAATGGTCACGGTTTAATTTGATCGCAACAAAAAGCTAATCATTTTTTCTAATTGATCTAATCGTTTTTCCAGTCTGTCCAGGCGATGGTTTACAGTTTGATTGGGTTCGCCAGACATAATTTCAGATGATCTTATCTCGTTTATTGGTTTTTGTAACTCTTTAAAACTTTTGTAGTAGTTTTTCATATTCTATAGCCTAACAAAAAAATTGCCCCTCATGTTATTTTTTCTGTATAAACTGTCCTTCTGCCCATTTTTTTGCTTGTTCTTCGAGTATCTTATTAGATGGAGGTGGAGATGGAGATGGTGGCAGCACAATTGAATCTGGAATTTCAGGCTGAGTTTTTATACCCTTTTCTTCCATTAACTGCCGCATTTTTAAATCAACCATCAAAGGCAGCATATTTCTCTCAATATTCCTGAGTCTATCATCCATATTCTGCATTGACGTTCCTTGCGACAAACGGACTTCTACAGATACTCCCCAGCCCAGTATTGCCAGGAATATAAACATCATTGCACTGATGGCTTGCCAATCAACTCTTATTCTACGATGTATCATGTTCTTATTTATGTTTTAAGGATATAAACTTCCAAATTTAGTTATGGCTTTGGTTTTCCAAATACAACATTGGCCAGTAGAAGTAAAACCCTGTTTAGCAAATGCTCCTTGAAAATCTGGTCTTAGTTTTTCCATCAATTTGTAATCACCTTGTCTATCGGTCAAATCTATAAATTTACCCTTTGCTCTTACTTCTACCTGTTCTGGTTGTTTGGCAGGTTTAATACCCAAAGGTTCGAGGAAATCTGGCTCCCAGAACCTGATATTATATGGTTGTCCTGCTAAAGAAACAATAAAATCAATTGCATCTGATGTATTTGTATCTAAGAATTTTTTTACATCTCTTCGAACATATTCCTTTTCAAAAGAGGCAAGATAATGAGTATCTATGACACTTGGATGATTCAAAATAGCATCAGCCAATCTCTTTTTTTGTTGGGATGTTAAATGTTTGGCGAAATCATATTTACCAGGGGAACGACCCATCCATGATTGAGGTATAGCAGAAATATAAAGACCTGAACCTAATTCTTCTGTGCGTATCTGACCCGAGTTATAGCTGTAGCCAATATCTGCTCCTGTTTTTAGAATACGGGCAACTTTCTCTGGATTGTCGGTGACATGAATTCCGACTAATTCGTTGCCTTCAAACCAGGCTGCATGTCCTAGCTTGTAATTATCATCCTCGTTTGAGGCACGGGTATCTACAACATTCCTGCCATCAAATTTGCTATCATCAGGAAA